GGCGATGCAAAAGCACCACCTCTTCTAGTAGACATACACCTGCATATACAAGTGTGTCATTGCACCCACCGGCTTAATCGGCAAATCGACCAACACATCGCCTTTCTTCAAGCCTTTTTCCACCAAAACATCATCGCTGTTAAAATCCTCAATCGCCCTGACTCGTTCGTATTCCTGACATTGATAAATCAAGTTATTTCGGAATGAAATTCGTCCAATGTTATCATTCTGGACTTTGCCCAAATAACTATTAACAAAAATTTCACTACAATCGATTGCCACTTGATCCAGCACTCGAATAATTTGATTCAAGCTGAAATCGTCATTTTTATCTGGAACAAAAGTATGGAAGGTGTTAATATCCTCCATGACTCTCGTGTCGTAGATATACTCGTCGACTGTTCGCTTGCCTTGGGAGTGGAACGTCAAAAATCCTTGCAGCTTCAGCTTGTCGAATTCCGCATCTTTATACTTCATATCAATAGTCAGCTCACCGTCATAAGTCGTATTCGTCAAAGATTCATTCACCGCCGCGCTAGCCTCAGCACCGCCCAGCCAGTAAACAATATCCGAAGGTAACGCTCCATCGTCCAAAACTGCATTATGAGGCGAAATAATCCCCTCATGGTCGCCGACATTGTTCCGCCAAACAATCGCCTGAAACTTCACGCCCACATCATCGCGGCGACGCTTCGTATAAGCGATAAATAACTGCTGAATCGTTGTCGCTCCAGACGGACAAATCAAGACATTGTAATATTTCCGTTCGCTCAAATCGAGGAACTTTTGATAATCATCACCGGTAACTGCCGTTCCATTTGTTCCACCGCTCAAAGGCATTCCCGCCGTTTCAACAATCGTCCAGCCCTTCTTGAATGTCACATAGGGATTCTCCGCAATCGTTTCCGTGGTAGCAACGGTCTGTTGAACCACGATTTTTGCATCTAAATAAACCGTCACATCATATAAAGCTATATCATCCACATTTTTAGCCACAACGATTTTAATATCATTGCCCCGAATCCCGCCGCACCTTGCAGTTGCAATCTCATTCGACGCTTTAACCCCTTGACTGTTGAGCTTATAAATGTGAGCCGTCTTTGCCCGAACAAATAGTTCTCGAAGATTCCGCATCTTCTCATGAGTGTAGTCATAGCCAAAGATTTCCTTAGAATTCGTCTGAAAATCTCCCGCTGTGACCGTAATTATCTCGTTATCAGTGCCCCAATCCAGTTCCAACGGTACCGCTACATAGCCTCTATCGGCAAAATTGCCAAGTGGCCTGTCTACGCTGATAAAATTGATATACGCACCGGCACGAACCTTATTGTAAAATAAAAATTTTCCGCCGCCGTAGGCCATTAGCTTTTCACCCCATTCCGCTTTTCAACTACAGGAGCAGAACGAAACTCTTGAATAGCAGCTTCCACTTCTCCCTGTGTATATTCTTTTTCCAGCTCCAAGACAACCGATAAAATATCAATACAATCTCGGTATTTTTCAGAGGCCTTTAGCTGTTCCAATTTAAAAACATTAGCCCCTTCGTTCTTTTTCACCATTTAATTCCCTCCGTCTCTCAATTTAATTTTTGCACGCAAATCTTCCATATGCGGCTCTTTCGGTATCTTCTTCAAAATAAACAAATTATAATCGACGAAAAAATGAAGCACTCCGTCCACGGTCTCGTAATTCATTCCGGTACCACGAATCAGGCTTTTCTCCGTTCCGCCATCAACGGACTCTTGCAGGGTGATATATTCCAGCACCATGTACAGCCTTGCAGCGACCTCTTGAATCTCCCGAGTTGTTCCGGTCGTGCCCGAAGGAAAAAAATGAATATCGAAGCTATGGTTTCGCTGGTAGCGAACATCTGATTTCTGCTCTTGCCCGGATACCAAATTCTTAATAAAAAAAGCAGGTGCATTCAGCTCCTGCTCGACTTTATCAATGTGAACCACATGAGAAGGATACTCTTTCTTCAGAGCCTTGGCAATTCCATCCATTATTTCATTTACCATTTAGCACCCCATTCAAGAGCTTTTCAAGCTCCGGCTGGATTATCTTCACCATATCATTTTCTACTTCCTTCAGTGACTTATCCATCATATGTTGGCCTTCGACCCATCCTTCATTATTTCGCGTACGATGTCCGTAATTCACATAACTGGCATAGTCCATAGGGTTAAATATTTTTCCAATAAAAATCCTGCCTAATTTGCGAGCCTTTTGCTGGTACCAATTACGTCGTAAATCACCGGTTCGAACAGGTGTCCGTTTTTTAGTTTTCGCTTGAGCTCGTGCTGTGAGTTTATTCGTCATTTTAAGAAGAAATTGCTCTTGCTCCGTCTTCTCCAGTTTTTGGAGTCGCACCTTGAGGGCTTCGAATTGTGAAAAATCAACCTTTACACCCATTTCTTCACCGCCCTCAGGATAATTTCCTGATGATTCCCATAAACTGCCGGCGTTCCGCTGCACTCATATTGCTCAGTCGTGCCGTGTTGAGCCACAGTAATTCGACTTCCTTCTTTTACCCTGATTTCCGGAGCAAGGAACAATTTCACGACTTTCGATACTTCGGCAACACTTCCTTCTGACGAAGCCTCGGCAATCGTTTTCGTGGATAATTTACACGGCTGATTCATGATAACGCTGTGCCATTCGTCGGAAAAAGTAATCCCTGTTTCCGGATCCTCAACCGAGCGAACTTCTTTAATTTCACATCGCCCCACATACAGGCTTTCAATGTGCTTTCGAGCCATTTTCATATTTACCATGAAATACTCCGATATCTGGCCAGTTCGCCATTGTAGTCATTCTCATGAAGAAGAAAAGCCACCAACCGAGAGAACGCTACCTCTAAGCTCTCTGATTCCGAAAATGCCACCGTAGTATCGCCATCTTGAATTGATTTCACCATTTGCTCTGCATCATCAATCAGGTCACCAATGCTTTGGCCGGTTGATTTTTTCGCCAGTAAAAATTCTCCGCATACCCTATCAATTGCAAGTTCCCTTAACCCCTCCGGAATCTCCGGAACATTGCAATTATTCTTTATTTGGTTCGTTACCTTATCGATGCAAAAAGATAATGCCAGATTGTCGGCAAATCCCGCCCTACACCCCAGCATCTCTAGCCTTGCCTTCACATCTTCCATCGGAATCATCATAGAGAAACCTCCCTACTCTTGCTCGGCTTCTTCCAGCTCTTTTTGCTTAGCTAAAATTGCCTCACGAATCTTGTTAGCCGCTGTTCGCCCAGACATTGAAGCAATCTCTTTGTACTCTTCGCCCAATGATCCTGCATATTTCAAGAGCTCCGCTGTCTTGGCAGTTTCAAAAACGAACTCCGCTTCAACTTTCACTTCCAGCTCTTCATAGCCTTGGCTTTTGTATTTTTGAAAATCTTCTTCCGCAATCTCTCGGACTACTCCATATTTTTTAACATACATTGTTACCCCTCCTTACGACGTCCGCTTGCTGACATAAATGCTCGGACGCTTATTATCATCCACAATCAAATCATGAAAATAACGGTAAAGCACGTCATAAGCGTCAGCCTGCTGATTGACTTCTGGAGCGATGATTTTTGTATTATTTCGCTTTGTGATTGCCTCTAAGTTTCGAATTGGTGCCAAAATGAAATTTAGCCCAACCGCTCCCGGGGCCGGATTATAGCCACCGGCGATTTGCCCCGATGTTTTCCCATCCATGAGCTGAATCGAATCATAGAATCTGTTCTTAGGAACAACAATCATCGGCACATCGTCCAGTGAAGAGATTTTCCGCTTGATTTTCTCGTTGTTCACATTCACATCAAAGCGACGTTGGATATTCGGGTCTTGCTTCACCAGTCTTTCAAATTCCGAACTCACGAATAAAGTAAGATTCGTCAAATCGACCTCCGCATCGGTCAGATATTGTATTGCATCATCAAATGCCGTAAGGGCTTGCCCAGCTGCATAGTCGACCGACACCGTTTTCCCTGCCAGTGCCGCAATCTTTGAAAACCGATAGGCATCAATTTCAGGAATTTCCTTCGTTCTTACAAATTCCGTAGTCAAGCTCCGGAATAATGCAAATGCCGACTCGTCATCATCAAGAACGTCTACTCGAAATCGCCGGCTCCGATCCTGCTCTAATTCATATTCGCCATATTCGACGCTGACCGCTCCATCGGTATAACCGTGGGTGCGGTCATAGTCTCCCGCGCCGTCCATTGCGATTTTTGGTTTCTTAATCTTCCTTGTACCTGTAAAAACCACTCCGCTCGCTTCCAAAATAGAAGTAAACGAAGTCATCATGTAAATTTCGTCCAGAATCGGCAAAAATTTTGTCGCCTTCTCTGAAAATGTATTTGATACTGCCATTGTTTAAATCATCCTCTCTTTTTTATAATCCTGCTTCCGAACGCCATTGCTGCATTTCTTGTTCCGCCGCCGACGCAGGAGCCGTATTCGGGGTCGTTGTCGGTCGTGTCCCTGTGATGGACACTTCCGGTTCTCCGAATAAAAATTTCGTTCCTTCTCCCTCGACCAGCCCTTTGATTTGTTCGTCGATACCAATGATGGTCCCATCATCAGCTACAGTGATTTTTGACAAATCCAAAAGAGCTTTCGTTGCCTGAACGTTCTTCGCCTTCGATGCCGCCAAAGCTGCATCAATTGCATTACCACGGCGAATCTCCATTATTTCCTGAGCGTGTTTTTCAGCCGCCGCCTTGTTATCCTCTTGCAGTTTTTTCATTTCAGCTTGAAGATCCTCAGCATTGCCCTTTGATTTTGACAGTTTTTCGATTTGGCTATCCCGCTCAGCAACCAGACTTTCCGCCGTTTTCTTGGCCTCTTCAAGTTCTGTGATTTTTGTTTTTTGGGCTTCCAGCCCCCTACCGTTTTCGTTAAGGATTTTATCAATCACATCTTTTTCAAGACCTAGTTTCTCCAAAAATTCTCTTTTCATGTTTTTCCTCCTACACCTACGCTATTTTTACGAGGTTGCGCCTCTGGTCGATTGTTCTTTTACGTCTGCAATTCTAAAAGACAAGCAGCTTACCTGCCAGCAAGATATCAGATCACCTCCCGCCGCAAGGCCTCAAGATACAGCCATTCATTTAATAAATCACCCCCTTAAAATGGCAACAAAAAAAGACACCTACAATCAGTAAGCGTCTTTTGCCTTTATTTTTAGTAAATATTATCATCTTCTGGGTCTGGCTCATAGGGTATATTGTTTTCGATTGACTGAGTGATAATCTTCGCTATTTCTGCATCATCAGCACCTAAAAACATCATTAACGGAAATTGTTCACCAAATTTAGCACGGTACCTTTCCATTAATTTATCCATATTTTCACTCCTTTAATATTTCTTCCATCATTTCGTCAAATACTTTGACTGCGTTTGGTAAATATTTTTCTAAGGCTCTCCTTGAATCCGGATTATTCATCGTCGCATCAAAGAATTCAGCAAACGCTTCAACACCGACTCTATCAGAACTGCGCTTCCAATACGCGGAACCATGTCCCCAACCTGCCTGAACCTTACATTTCGTGACTCCTTCAACAATATCGGAAATATCCGGTTTGGCAAATTCAGAGAGTCCTTTCAGCTCCGCTTCAAAATACTTATATGCGTAAGCCTTACTGTAATATTTACCTTGTGCCGCAAATTCTTTTTTTAGTTGTTTGTGGATGTCATCAATATAATCATTAATATCTTTGGTGATCGTCCGCTGAAAGATTCCATTTCCATACGTAGACGAAAACATCAATGGCAAATTTCCATTTTTATCGCGACCAGCCAAATCGTCAATGTGATGACCTAGCTCGTGGAATGTCGCCGAAAATGGGCGGCGCCCATTTTTACCGACAGAATCTTTTTCTACATTTAAAACAATGCCGGAACCGCGGCGATAAAAAGCACCGCCCTGAGTTTCAACCTCAAGAACTTGGAAGCGGTCTTCATATTTATTCCACACTTGCCGAATATGCCCCGGCGCAGCATCAACTCGCTTGATGACTTCGTTATAATGGCTTTCTCCATATTTTTGGCATAGGTCATTATTTTTAACTATTTTCTTCTCACTTGTTTCTACACCAGCCTCGCCTTTCCCTTCATTTACATACTTCTCTTTCCACTCCTTATACTTCATATCTCCCGGAACAGTATAGGTTTTCCCATCCTCACCCCTAGCGACACGCTCCGTTACATTGCCTTCAAAATACGGCGCAAACGTGCTTCTGCATCGTACATGAAAGGGCGGAATCGTCACCCCAATCTTTGCTTCTGACATTGGCATGACCTTGCCATCCATATGCTGGCATATCTCCGAGGTTTTCGTATCTAAAGTTGCAATGACTTCGCCTTCTTCAAGCTCAAGCTCCTTATAGCTCGCAAGATGACCGGCGTTTGCAAAGAACGACGATTCAGTGAGCACAAGGCGTAGGGCATTGCTTCTGGAAACATTCATCTTTTGAGAAATAACCTTCGCCGTTTCAAGGGATGATTTACCCAGCATCAGCGACTGTGTGAGTTCCGCTTGAAGCGTATTCAAAAGTTTTTCTCTATCTTCCCAAATTCGCTGGGAGAAATTCTTCCCATCCGGCGCCCAGGGTCTTGATATAGCTTTTTTTATCCCATCGGTATTAAGTTGCTGGAATGAGTGCCCAAAGCCAAGCCCTTTTTGAACTTCGTAAATCGTACCGTAATAGCTTTCTTCATAAATCTTTCGCCCTGCGTCAGTCAATCCATTCAATTTACTGGCGGTCAGCATTTCAACTTGATGCTGCATCTTCATTTTCATCACTTGAAGCCGCTCAATATGAACTCTCGCCGAAGCATTCTCCAGCTCCTTCAGCCAGCGACCATCTATAGCATTTTCTTTTCCCCGACGAATATACTCTTTCAAATCCCAGCGAAACTCTGCTAATTCCTTTGCATTCAGCTTTCTTTTCGCTTCCCCAAGGCTGATTTCGTTATTATTTGCAATTCGGGCATACCAAGATAGCAAATCGTCTTCCATC